TTTTCTTCTTCTTTTTCTTAGTCGTAGAATGATACATAAGTAGAAAAGTAACTTTTAATATATTCTAAACGAAGTTTGACCTAGTGTCTCTGGTTTTGCAAGGTTAAATTGCTGTAAACAAAGGTAGCCAAAAGCATCAAAAGCGTGATCTACACCTAAATTTTTATTAGGTAAGCCAGTATTCGGTGCATATGTAAGAGTTCTAAGTGCTTTTATCAATTCTTTACAACGAGGATGAATAAAGGTTCTCTGATCTCCATTGGCATCAAGCAAGGCAGTATTAACAGCAGTAATCTTATCTCTTATTTTCCAAGGTGATTTAGGACTCATAACAGTAAAACCAGACCTTCTTAAAATCGTATGGTCAGTTACTCCAACCCCACTTGTCTTTCTTGCACTACCAGTAGGATCAGGACAAGCAATAATTCTTCTATCCACCCCATATCGTCTTGTTACTTCTTCAGCAAAATCCCATGTAGTAGCACCTCCTGTCAGCATGATCTCATCAAAAACATAAAGACAATTATCATGTTTATATGCACAGATCCCTGCCATAGGGTCAACGTTAAAATCTAAACCCAATAACAACGGCATCATGTGTAGATCCTGTACTTCCTTATCAATATTGTCATCACTAAAGCTAACAGCGACCAAACCAGTTAAATTTTCAAAACTAGCCTCAAATTCCTGTCTAAATGTTCTTGCATCTAACTGACCCCTAGCTGCTTCGACTTCTTCTTTTGCAACATTACCTCCCTCAATAGTCGTAAAACTCCACCTTTGCCAATCATCCCACTCCTGTTCACCACAAAAACACCACATATCATAAAACCAACTGGCAGTACCATCAGGTGTACTAATAAATAAAGCCCAACCTTGTTTATCAGCTAAAGCAGGTCTAATAACTTCAGCCCATACATCTCGATCCATAAATGCAGCTTCATCTAATACAACCCCTGCTAAACTCCTACCTCTTAATGCCATCGCATTTTCAGTTCCCTTCAACTCAATACTCGACCCATTTATCAAATCCAATCTCAAATCTGTCTCATTTTTAGACTGTACCCATGTTTTAGGTACTAATCTCTTCAACTCCTTCCACGCAATATCCTTTGCCATCCTATAAGTAGGAGCACAATAGAAATAAACCTCTCCAGGTCGATTGATAGCACCTCTTAATAACTCAATACAGCTTAAATAGCTCTTTCCAAACCTTCTTCCAGCAACCAGCACCCTAAATCTTTTCTCACTATTGAACACCTCCCCCTGTGCATACCTTAAACTGACCTCATTTAGACTCATATCACCCTTTTTTTCATAATATTACTCATTTTCTTTCGCATTTTATACTTTTAAGGCTATTATCGAAATATTAACCCCCTCAAAGACTAAGTCCGTGGCTGAATCTTTTATCAACAACCTAAACTACGACCTCCCAGCACCTCAACGTAAACCTCGTGTTCAAAAATATACTGGTGGTACTAATTCAAGAGCAGTTATTGAAGCACGTTGCCAAAGATTATATTCAAAACAACTAGAAGGTAAAACAACTAGACAACTTGTCATAGAACATTCTCATAGAGAAGGTATCTCAGAAACTACAGGTTGGGCTGATTGGAATAAAGTTAAAGAATGGAATGATCAAGATTGGTTAAAAGAAAGGGATAAAATGATTCCTCGCCTACAAGCAATGCGTATGCGTCTATTCAATAAAGCAGTTTCAAAAGGTCAACTTCAAACAGCTGCACAAATCCTAGATTCCCTTGGCAAAGTAGTTGGTGAATCAGTAGAAACAGTTAATATCCAAGCTCCAGAACTTGCTATTCGCATAGAACCAAAAAGTTAAGCAATATATATTTAAGTTCCCCCCGTAGTGAGCAAAATATCAAAATTTTACAACTACACCCCCATGTTAAGTTTTATTACAATTATATATAATTAAATATATTTTTATATCTTATCATTTAGAATAAGGGGGAAGGGGAAGGTGTAAAAACTTTCAACTTCTGCACCTTAACAACTTCATACTAATTAAACTATGACACCTGATCTACTAGCTTGGATATCTAATATCCCTAAGGGTTACACCTTGGCAAGCTTTAAAGAAAAAGATTATAGAGGTACTGAGCAATTAGCTCTATTTATAGCTAAGTCTAAAAGTTAACTCTAGTACTATTTAAATCAATTCTAAAGGGTGTAATTATCTTTAATAGATAAATATACCCTTTACAACTAATAAGCTTTTATAGCTTTACTAAAACTAAACATTACTAAATTAATTAAAACTATGTTAAAAAATTTCGTTATTTGGTCGGGATTCTATGCACTTGCTGGAATTGTTTTTACTTCAGTTATTACTGAAAGTCTAAATAAAAGCACCTTTGCAGATTGTAAGGTTAATATCTCTAGGGATAATAAAGCATGCATACAAGTATTAAAAACTGGTTCCGATTATCAACAAAAGCAAGTAGAAACAATACTTGCAATAAATGAACTAAAAGGTATATAATTAAATATACCTTTATACAATTTTATTCAATTAAACTCATGAAAAAAAAGTATTTAACATCAAGTGAATATAACTCAGTTGTAGTTACTATTCAAAAGTCTGCTAATTACATTACAGACAAGGAAAAAAAGATGTTTGATTTAATCTTTGATAAGTTATTTGTAATAACTGAAGATGATATTATTTCAAACGAAGAGATAAACCACCCAATATCTAACCCTATTAATTAGGGTTAGTTTTTTTTATTCGCTTTATTAATTTAAAAACAATGAAAACAATTAAAGACTTAAAAAACTATGTAAAAAAAACATCAAGATATTGTATTAAAGATTATCTAGATCCAAAATGTTTTTATGCTTCAGAATATGAAATATTAATGGAAGAAAGAAACAAAGTTAAAAAAAATAGTAAAAAAATATATAAAGAGTTTAGAGATATTCTTAATAAAGAAGATACACCTTTAATAGTTGGTAACTATGGCAGTAGTGGTAGATTAGTTATAAAAGAGAATGAAATTTATTATAAAGCTAACCAGGAAGAAAGAAGGGAAATACATAATCATTTAAGAGCATATCTAGAAACAAATTATAAATAAAAATATTTTCTTAAAGCTATCTAATTAATTTTAGATAGTTTTAAAAAACTATTTTTATAAATAGTTTTATAGTGGCGTATATCTCGCAAGTATTAAGTTACTAAAAGCCAATTATTGTAAGTCCACTATTTTAAACACTTTAATTAATTAAAAAAATGAATCACACTTTGACAGTTAGAGGTGCTTATAGTACCGACTTTAAAAGCAAAAAAGAGATATTAGAGCATTATAACTCTAATAAAGACTTTCAAAACTTGAACCCTTTTGTTAGTGGTGCTTATATAAATAAAAAAGACGCTAAAAGGTTTAAAGTAGGTTATTTGAATGTTAGATATAAAAACTTAATGAAAATAGCAGTTATAAACGTTAGTAAGGATAATTTTCAATAATGTTAGAGTATAACCCAATACCGACTAATAAAAGTCAACATAAAGAAGGTGTACAAACTACTTTCATTAAAAGAGTAAGAAATAAGAAATATAAAAATGTTTTTAGTGAAATTAAAAAACTTAAAGGGAATATAAAAAAATGAATATAGAAGATAAATATTTAAAAGATTTAAATAATAAAGAGTTATCTTTTTTTGAAGATAACTCTAAACATAATCTCAATAGTTGTGATAACTGCACGATTATTAAAAATACCTGGATAAATCTTAATTGGGATTGTGATCACGATTTAAAAGGACATACTGCCTTATGTAATGAATGTTATATAAAGCTTGAATGCAAAGCTTATGAATAAAAAATAATACTAGCTTTAAGGGGTGTTTATACACCCTTTAATGAAAGTATTTTTTACTTTCAATTAAAAACTAATTTTATTAATTAAAAAAATGAATAGAAGACTTAAAAAACTTTTTAAAGATTATGATGATAATCTTTTAAATTATTTTGCTGGTTTATCTCCCAAAGAATCAAAAGCTTTTAACAAGTTAGTAAAGGAGAATAATAAAAAATGATTTTAAAAATGTCAAAAGGCAATAAAAAATTGCCAAAAACTACGGGAATTATAAGCTTGCCAGCTGGGGTGACGTGCCCAGGCAGTTCGGTTTGTAAGGCATGGGCTTTTATGAATGATAAAACTAATAAGAGAGAGTTAAAAAGGGGTGATGAGAGTTTATTTACTTGCTTTGCGGCAAGTGAAGAGCTACGTTATCCTAACGTTTTTAATAGTAGGAGATATAACTATAATTTAATTAATAGTTATGTAATTAAAAGAGACGTTGACGGGTTAAGTAACCTTATAAACGATAGTTTATTAGCTAATAAAAAGAATATAAATAAATTTAGAATACATGAGAGCGGTGATTTCTATCACCCTTTATATTTAGAATCTTGGTTAAATGTAGCTAAATACAATAAAGATATAAAATTTTATTGTTATAGCAAAAGCTTAGAATACTTTTTAAAAGTTTTATTACCTAATAATTTTTATTTAACTGCTAGTTATGGTGGGAGATATGATTATTTAATTGATCAGGGTTATTTTACAAGATATAGTAAAGTTGTATTTAGTGAAGATGAAGCTAAACGACTAGGGTTAGAGATAGATACCGATGATAGTTTATGCTTTGGAAATAAACCTTTTGCTCTTTTATTGCATGGACTACAAGAAAAAAACACCCCTAGTGCAATTGCATTAAGAGAAATTAAGAGAAATAAAAAACTAGCTACTGCTTAGATTTTAAAAGTAATAAGAATAATAATTTATAAAGCATATCGTTATTATCTGGGGTTATCTCATTATTTTGGGATAACTCTTGATGCTTAATGAATAAATGCAATTGATCATTATTCTGAATGTCATGATTATGAATCAAATTTTTAATAAAAGACATTAAAGGCAAAAATTAGTTGATTAGTATACTAATATATTGTATACTAAAATATATAATTATACAATTAATTAATCATGAATGAACCAAAAACAACTAATGAATCCAAAAAACAAAAATGGATTAAAGATGAACATGATAAAGCTGTTCAAATCCATTGGGATAATATAGATAGGATTAAAAAATTAAAGGAAGAACAATCTACAAAAATATATAGGATATATTCCTATCAAATTGGATATAACAAACTTACTAATCAAACTAAAGATAAATATGAATTATCTATTGAATCAATAAGGGAACAACAATTAAAACATTGTTTAGAGGTTGCAAACTTACAAAAGCAAATAGACAAAAATCCTTTTGAGAAATCTGTTCAGATTATGAGAAAAAATAGTAATGAAGAAATGCTATCTAAAAAATATGACAGGTTATTTAATAAAAAAACTAAGGAGGTTAAATAGTGGTAAGACAGAATCCTTATAAAGAAAGTTGCATTGAAAGAATGAAAGAATTAATTAGGCAAAAATATAATAAA